TCGCACGGGCTACGATCTTCGGACTGCCCGGCGCAGTCTGAACCTGCTGTTTGCTGACTGGGCCAACCGTGGCATCAACATGTGGACGTTTGAGCAGGGTGTTATCACTCTGTCTCCTGGCCAGCCGACCTACGCGCTGCCGGACGACACGGTTGATCTGATTGAGCACGTCATCCGTACCAACGCCAACGTCCCCAACAACCAAGCTGACCTGACCATCACCCGGATCAGTGTTTCTACGTACGCCACGATTCCCAACAAGCTGGTCACAGGCCGACCGATTCAGGTGTATATCCAGCGCCTGACGGCCCAAGAGTCGCTGATGGGTATTACGGTAGCCGCTCCTGGGGTGAACAGCGTGGCTACATCCATTCCGGTATCGTCCGTCAACGGCATCCCGAATGCGGGGTTCGTTCGTATCGGCACCGAGCTGATCTTCTATAACGAGTATCAGGCTGCGGAGAACGGTAACCCGGCGTACCTGCTGAATTGCTGCCGTGGCCAGGACGGGACTACCGCAGCCAGCCACGCCGCAGCCGACCCGATATATCTCTCGCAGAAACAGTCCATCACTGTTTGGCCGACTCCGCAGCCCGGCATCACGTATCAGTTTGTGTACTGGCGTATGCGCAGGATGCAGGATGCTGGTGGTGGCGTAAAGACGATGGACATCCCGTTCCGCTTCCTGCCCTGCCTCGTGGCCGGTCTGGCGTACTACTTGGCGCTGAAGGTGCCGGGCGCAGCCGAGCGTCTAGTGTTGCTCAAGCAACAGTATGACGAGGCATGGCAGCTGGCCGCTGATGAAGATCGGGAGAAGGCCGCTGTGCGGTTTGTGCCGCGTCAGCAGTTCATTGGTGGTGGTACGTAATGGGCAATAGGTTTGCGTCAGGCAAGTACGCGATTGCTCAGTGCGACCGCTGTAACTTCCGGTTCAAGCTCAAGGTGCTCCGCAAGGAGATCATCAAGACCAAGAACTACGACTTGCTTGTCTGTCCTCAGTGCTGGGATCCCGACCAACCGCAGTTGCAGTTGGGCATGTACCCGGTTGACGACCCGCAAGGCTTGCGCAATCCGCGCCCGGACAACAGCTATGTGCAGTCAGGCAACACCGGTTTGCAGGTTGTGGATACGACGGCAAACACAAAGGATGCAGTGGGTTATCCGAGCGAAGGCAGTCGAGACTTCCAGTGGGGCTGGAATCCGGTAGGTGGAGCCAGCGGGATTGATGATGGGTTGACGCCAAATAACTTGGTGTTGCAGGTTCAAATTGGTACAGTCACGGTTGTGACGGCATAGGAGCAAGAAATGGCAAGCGTCAAGGAAATGCTGAAGAAGCACATGGCTAAGGGCGCTGGCGCGCATCCTGATGCCAACGTCAAGAAGATGCGTGCTGGTGGCAAAACCAACAGCGACATGCTGAAGATGGGTCGTGGTCTGGCCAAGGTCGCCAACCAGATGAACCCTGGCCGCAAGCAAAAGGGGGTCTAATATGGCTACCTACAAAGTTCCCAAGGTTGTCCCCAACGTCGTTGTTGGCGAAGAGGACAACAAGAAGTATCTGCGTGAGGCCAACGTGTCTGTGGCCAACGTGCGTAGCGGCGAGTACAAGCCGACCAAGACCTCGGGTATTAAGACCCGTGGCAACGGTTGCGCCACCAAGGGCACGATGGCCAGGGGGCCGATGGCGTGAACTACACGCAACTCAGCAACGCCATCCAGGCGTACACCGAAAACCCGAGCAGCGATTTCGTTGCTCAGATACCCGTTTTCGTTCAACAAGCTGAGCAGCGCATCTACAACTCGGTGCAGTTCCCGTCTTTGCGCAAGAACATGACGGGTGTTGTCTCAAACGGCAACAAGTATCTGGCTGCGCCCGACGACTTTCTTTCCGTCTATTCTCTGGCCATTATCACGGATGTAACGGGCGGGAACTTGAACACGGGCACGTACGAGTACCTGCTGAACAAGGACGTGAACTTCATTCGGCAGGCGTACCCCACGCCGGATGACACGGGTGTCCCGCGTTACTACGCGCTGTTCGGCCCTACGGTGACGGGCCCGACCATCACCAACGAACTGACGTTCCTTCTTGGCCCAACGCCGAACGGGAACTACAACGTTGAGCTTCACTATTACTACTACCCGCAGTCCATCGTGACAGCGGGCACGTCTTGGCTGGGCGACAACTTCGACACCGTGCTGCTGTATGGTTCGCTGGTGGAGGCCTACACCTACATGAAGGGTGAGCAGGACATGATGGGCATGTACAACCAGAAGTACATGGAAGCCCTGCAGATGGCCAAGCGTCTGGGTGATGGTCTGGAGCGCAGCGATGCGTACCGCAGTGGGCAGGCTCGTGTGGCGCCGCTGCCACAGAATAACGGGGTCAAGTAATGCCCATCGAGCAGGGAGCGACCAATCAGTTCAAGGTGGGCTTGGCCTCGGGTCAGTTCAACTTCAGCACTGACACGTTCAAGATGGCGCTCTATACGGGTGGAGCATCCATCGGCCCCACCACTGCGGCGTACACGAGCATAAGCGAAGTCTCTGCCGGTGGCGGTTATACGGCGGGTGGAGAGATCGTCACGGTGTCTGTGGCGCCCACCACCGGCGCTGATCCGAACAACACGGTTGCCTACTTGTCATTCAACAACGTGACATGGAACCCGGCAGCATTTACCTGCCGTGGTGCACTGATTTACAAGGTTGGTGGGGGCAACCCCACTGTGTGCGTGCTGGATTTTGGCGGGGACAAGACAGCCACGACGAGTTTTCAAGTTCAGTTCCCCGCCGCTAACAGCACCAACGCAATCATAAGGATTACTTGAATGGGTACGATTTTCACCACCAAGGGCGACATGGAAGAATCCCTCCTTGAAAAGAAGGATGGAGTCGTTGACAATGACAACGAATACACGACTTGGGTCGAGTATTGGCACGAGGGCGAGCTTGTGCATCGGTCTGTCCATGTCACTTTGAAAAAGATGCCCACTTTTGCAGGCGCGGAAGCCGCGTCATTTGGTTAATCAAAGGAGCCTGAAATGCCCAATACCCAATCAATGTGCACCTCGTTTCTTGGCGAAGTGCTGACCGCTACCCACAACTTTGGTACCGCCCCGATTCGTGCTGCCGGTACGGCAGACACGTTCAAGGCCGCGCTGTTCCTGGCTTCGGCCACGGTGAACGCGAGCACTACGGCGTACAGCACCACGGGTGAAGTGACTGGAACCAACTACTCGCCGGGTGGCGTGACGGTGACCAACGCAACGGCCCCGTTGTCGAGCAACACCTCGGCCACGGCAGGTACTGCTTACTGGACGCCTTCGGCTTCGATTACGTACACCAACGTGACCCTGAGCACGGCGTTTGATGCGGTGTTGATCTATAACTCTACCCAGAGCAACAAGGCTGTCAGCGTGCACACCTTCGGTTCACAGACCGTGACCGCAGGCACGTTCACCCTGACGATGCCTTCCAACACCACCTCGACTGCTCTGCTGCGTCTGGCAACGACCTAATCCGACTCTAGTAAAGGAGTCGGAAGGTGCCTACCGGATGGGGTAGTGGCACCTGGAGCAGCGGCACTTGGGGTGGCCTTGGGGAAACCCTAACGGGTGTTGCTGCCTCCGGTGCGGTTGGTTCTGTAGGGCGTTCGGTCACCGTCGCCCTATCGGGCGTTGCTGCCTCCGCCACAACCGGTAACGAGACACCTTCCATTACCCGTGCGTTGACGGGAGTCTCTGCTGCGGGAGCAGTGGGGACGGTTGCCGTTGGCGCTCGTAGTTTTGCACTTACCGGGGTTGCCGCTTCCGGTAATGTTGGTAGCGTAACTGAGACTAATAGTAGACCCGAGGACAGTGTTCTTGCCTCGGGCTTTGTTGGCTCGGTTGCGTCTTCTCGCACGGTCGCCCTGACTGGGAGGTCTGCGACTGGCGCAGTTGGTTCTGTAGCAGTTGGCGCACGCAGCATTGCGCTCACTGGCGTAGCCGCCTCCGGCGCGGTTGGCAGTGTTGCGGATTCCACCTCGGTTGCGCTTACCGGTGTCACAGCCGAAGGCGTTCTAGACGACGTTGACCCATTCCCCTTCCCGCTGATTTCTGGCCTTCATGCGGATGGCTATGCAGGGACGGCTGCGCCTGTAACGTCTGTAGCAATAAGCGGAGTTGTTGCGTCTGGTGCTGTAGGCACTGTTGATCCCATCGTCAGTCAAAGCGCGGACATCACAGGTGTCCAGGCAAACGGCGCGGTTGGCACCATCTTGATGGGGGAGCGCACGGTTGCGCTCACGGGTGTCGGCGCATCTGGTCAAGTTGGCACTGTTACGGAAACCAACAGTCCTACGGAAGACGGCGTTATTGCCTTTGGTTCTGTGGGTACGATGGGTGTCGGCCCGCACATCTTCGCTCTTACCGGCGACGAGGCCCAAGGCACGGTCGGAACGGCTACTCCCAGTATTACCCTTGCACTTACTGGCGTTGCGGCTACGGGCACGGCGGGCACCGCCTCGGTTGGCCCGCGTAGTTTTGCGCTCACGGGTGTTTCGGCAAGCGGCCTGCTCAATAACGTAACTACCAGCCGGACGACTGGGGTCACGGGCGTCAGCGCCGCCGCAGCGGTAGGCACTGTTGTCGCCTCTGACACTCGGGACGAGGACAGCGTGCTTGCCACCGGCTCTGTTGGCTCGGTGGGGGCTACGACTTCGGCGGCACTGACCAGTGTTACCGCCTCTGGCGCGGTTGGTACAGTTTCTGTTGCTGAGCGGCAGATTCCCCTGACTGGGGACGACGCTTCTGGCGTGGTGGCTTCGGTCACTACTTCTCGGGTTGTGGCCCTGACGGGTGTCACGGCGGCTGGGGCGACGGGGTTGATTTCCCCTGCCGGTCAGCAAGCCCTTAGCGGTGTTTCTGCGGCAGGCGCGGTTGGTGATGTCACGGAAACCAATAGCCCCACCGAGGATGGTGTGGTTGCGATTGGTCAGGTTGGCAGTGTTGGCAAGAGCGTCACAGTCGCGCTGAGCGGTGTTTCGGCTTCCGGCGCCCCCGGGGATGTCATATTTACCAAGATTGCGGCTCTGACCGGTGTTGCGGCTTCGGGCGCGGTCGGCAGCGTTAGCGTGGCGGAACGTCTAGTGGCAGTTACCGGTTGTCAGGCACTGGGGAATGTCGGAAACTTCGGAGTGTTCTACTGGAGCCTGATCGACGACTCGCAAAACGCAAATTGGCAAGAGATTGGGAACACCCAAACTCCCGGTTGGAATCTGGTAAACACGGAATAGGAGCAATAAATGCCCACCTCATATTCGACTCTTCTTGGTCTGGCGCTGCCGGTTACCGGAGAACTCTCAGGTACCTGGGGCGATGAAGTAAACAACTACATCACCCAGTACCTCGACTCAGCAGTTGCTGGCACGCAGACCATCAGCGGAAGCCAGACGGCGGTAACGCTCAGCAGGACGACCAACGCCGCGCTGTCTCAGGCCGGGTCAGGTTCCACGGGCTCCTCGCAGTACCAAGTCATCAACTGCACGGGCAACCCTGCCAGTGCGTTGACCGTGACGGTGCCGAGCACGAGCAAGGTCTATCTGGTGCTGAACAACACCTCGACCAACCAGTCGGTCGTTGTTAAGCCTTCTGCCGCTGCGGGGGTGACGGTATCTGCGGCTCGCGCCGCACTGATCGCCTGGAACGGCACTGACTTTGAGTTGGTGGGTACTGATGATGCTTCCCGACTGAACGGCGTCTTGGCCGCCGCCAACGGCGGTACGGGCCAGTCTTCCTACACAGTTGGCGACATCCTGTTTGCGTCCGGCTCCACTACGCTGTCCAAGTTGGCAGACGTGGCGACGGGTAATGCGCTGATCTCTGGCGGTGTGGGAGTTGCGCCTTCCTACGGCAAGATTGGACTGACGACGCACGTTTCGGGCACTCTGCCTGTTGCCAACGGTGGTACCGGCCTAACTGGCGGCACTTCGGGCGGCGTGCTCTATTACTCTGCTGCGGGCACCCTGGCATCCTCTGGTGCATTGGCGGCAAGTTCTCTGGTGGTTGGTGGTGGTGCGGGCGTTGCTCCGTCTACGATCACAACCGGCACGGGGGTGGTTACGGCGCTCGGTGTAAACACGGGAACTGCGGGCGCGTTTGTTGTCAACGGCGGTGCGCTTGGCACCCCGTCTTCCGGCACGGTCACCAACCTGACCGGCACGGCCTCGATCAACATCAACGGTACGGTTGGCGCAACAACGGCTAACACGGGCGCGTTCACTTCAATCACATCTACCAGCGCCTCCGGTATCTTGACCCGCGCAGCGGCCACCCAGGATGGGGTGGAGTTGATTGGTCGCGCAGGCGGCACTACGTCGCTGAAGGCAACCATCACGCCGACTACGTTGACGGCTTCGCGCACCTTCACGCTGCCTGACAATTCGGGCACGGTGCTGACAACGGGGGCTACGGTTACTGTGGCTCAGGGCGGTACAGGCCTGACCTCTACACCTGCTAACGGCGCACTGGACATCGGTAACGGCACCGGTTTCACGCGGGCTACTCTGACCGCAGGCTCTGGCGTCAGCATCAGCAACGGTTCAGGCTCCATCACCATCTCGGCTACGGGCTCGGGCGGTACGGTCACAGGCGTCACGGCCACCTCTCCGGTGGCGTCCAGCGGCGGCACTGCTCCGGTCATCAGCCTGAACTCGGCATACGGCGACACGCTGAACCCCTACGGCTCCAAGACGGCCAACTTCTTCCTGGCTGCGCCGAACGGCTCCGCAGGGGCACCGACTTTCCGCGCCATCGTTGCGGCTGACATTCCCACGCTGAACCAGAACACGACAGGTACGGCATCCAACGTCACCGGTACGGTGGCTGTGGCCAACGGCGGTACCGGCTCTACAACGGCAGCAGGTGCTCGCACAAACCTGGGCGCAACCACGCTTGGCGGCAACCTATTCATCATCACCAACCCGAGCGCGATTACTTTCCCTCGGTTCAATGCTGACAATACCGTCAGCGCGTTGAGTGCCGCAGACTTCCGCACAGCGATTGGCGCAGGCACAGGCGGAGGCTCGGTTACGTCGGTGTCTGGAACGGGGACGGTTAACGGTATCACGCTAACCGGCACAGTTACCTCGTCTGGCTCCCTTACCCTGGGCGGCACGCTCTCTGGGGTCAGCCTTACAACTCAGGTCACTGGGACGCTGCCTCTTGCCAACGGCGGTACTGGCTCTACTACGGCGGGTGGTGCACGAACCAACCTCGGAGCGACGACGGTTGGCGCCAACTTCTTCACGCTGACCAACCCAACTGCGGTCACGTTCCCCCGCATCAACGCGGACAACACGGTCAGTGCTCTGGATGCAGCCACCTTCCGGTCTGCCATCGGCGCAGGTACGGGCAGCGGTACCGTCACTTCAGTTGCCACCTCCGGCTCTGTAAACGGCATCACGCTGACAGGCGGCACGATCACTTCTACGGGCACCATCACTCTGGGTGGCACCCTCTCCGGCGTCAGCCTGACCACTCAGGTTACCGGCACACTGCCGATTGCCAACGGCGGTACGGGCACGACTTCAACCCAGTTCGTGAACTTGGCATCCAACGTCACGGGCACCCTGCCGGTGGCCAACGGCGGTACGGGCGTCACGTCTTCTACTGGTTCAGGTTCGGTGGTGTTGAGTACATCGCCTTCGCTGACGACCCCGGCTCTGGGCACGCCCTCTTCGGGTAACTTGACCAACACCACGGTGGACGGCACCAACAAGGTCGGTTATCG